AGAAACAATGTTAGATTTTGCTCAAAAAAGACAATCTTTATTTCATATTGCAAAAACATATGGTATCAGAATACCCGGCTTAAGACCTTCAGTGGCTTTGTGTGATTTTAGTATTGTTTATATTTATTGTTATGGTTACTAAATATGGCATAGATTTTCCTTTTAGAAATAGCACCCTAGGTGACTATACTAGAATGACCCTTGATAAGGATGAAGAGATTAGAGCTAATCTTATTCATTTATTATTGACAAGAAAGGGTAGTAGATATTTTTTACCAGATTTTGGAACTAGACTATACGAATTTATTTTTGATTTAAATGATTCAATTACATATTCTAGTATTGAAGATGAGATCAGAGAAACAGTAAAAATATACATACCTAATTTAGAAATAAACTCAATAAAAATAACGAATCCCGATATTGATCCGGAAGACGGAGCGTCAAGTATTAGTGAGGATGAGGACATCAGATTATTTAGAACTGGTGATGGGTCAACAAAACCATACACAGCAAAAATAAGAATTGATTACACAACAAATAATGGAACTTTTTCTAGTTCCGACTTTGTAATTATTAACATATAATATGAGCAAAAAGATAGCATATACTAACAGGGATTTTGCTGGTTTGAGACAAGACCTAGTAAACTTAACCAAAGAATATTACCCGGATATTATTCAAAATACAAACGACGCGTCGATTTATTCTGTTTTACTGGATTTGAACGCGGCGGTTTCTGATAACTTACACTTTCATATCGATAGAGTTTGGCAAGAAACAATGTTAGATTTTGCTCAAAAAAGACAATCTTTATTTCATATTGCAAAAACATATGGTATCAGAATACCCGGCTTAAGACCTTCAGTGGCTTTGTGTGATTTTAGTATACAATTGAAGATATTGATTTTTCAAATCCTTTTAATAGTAAAGGAGAACCGAATAGATTAAAACTACCAAACTTTGATAATAACAACAGATTAATTTCTTATACGATCGTAAAAAGAGAACCTGTTGTTAACGGTGTAACTAAGATTTTCAGAAAAGTTATCACTCAGCAAGATCAAAAACCGTTTTTAAAGATATTTTTACCAGAAAGAAACGTACTTGGTGTTTCTGCTGTAATTCATAAGGAAGGAACCACATTTGCGGGTAATCCCGCTTATAGTGAGTTTATAAGTGATCCAAATAAATGGTACGAAGTTCAATCCCTAGTTCAAGACAAAGTGTTTGTTCCAAGTACAACTGGTGTTTCTGACAGACCAAATTTTAAAGCTGGTGAATATGTTACAGTACAAAATAAATTTATTACAGAATACACCCCAGAAGGATATTTCTTTTTAACATTTGGTTCGGGAAATATTGATCCACTTGATAATCTAGATAATTATATTACTGATAAATTAAAAGTAAATTTATCATCATATCTAAATAACCTTTCACTAGGTTCAATTCCAAAACAAGAAACAACACTATTCATAAAATACAGAATAGGTGGAGGTAAAGAAAGCAATATTGGGGTTGGTGTCATCAATAATGTGGAAAATTCAGACTTTATTATTACAGGCCCCAATTCTGACACAAATAGTCAAGTTTCACAATCTTTAAGTGTAACTAACGTAACACCAGCTGTTGGCGGAGCTGATCAACCAACTGTTGAAGAACTTAGAGCCATGGTTGCATATAACTTTGCTGCACAGAATAGAGCGGTCACACTAAATGACTATAAATCAATGATTGAAACTATGCCATCAACATATGGGGCTCCAGCAAAGGTTAATGTTATGGAAGAAGACAACAAAGTGAGAGTTAAACTATTGTCATATGATGAGAGTGGTAATTTAACGAGCGTAGTTTCTAATACACTAAAACAAAACATATTAAACTATCTTTCTCAGTTTAGAATGATAAATGACTACATTGATATTGTTAGCGGTGAAGTCATTGATATGGGGTTAGAAATTGACCTTTTATTGGATAAAAACCAAAACCAAGGAGAAGTTATAAGAGATGTAATCTCATCAACAACAGAGTATTTTTCTATTGATAAAAGAAAAATGGGAGACCCACTATTTGTTGGTGAATTAATGAAAGAAGTAAACAATGTTCCAGGTGTTGTAAACGTTATTGATGTCAGAGTTTTCAATAAAATCGGTGGCGAATATTCTTCGTCACAGGTTTCACAGTCATACAAAGATTCAGCTACAAAAGAAATTTTACAAAATGATATGACGATTTTTATGAAAGCTAATCAAATATTCCAGATTAGATTTCCTCAAAAAGATATAAAAATCAGGGTAAAAACATTAGGCACGACTACATATTAACGTCTTTTTTACTTATCTTTTTTCTATAGGAAAATTGATGAGTTTCTATTTATAGTTAATATGGTACAAAAGCACAGAATTAACACCACTTTAAACGGGGATAAGAAAGTAACTGTTGAATTAAAACAGGATTATGATCTTTTAGAAATTTTATCCTTAAAATTCACACAACAAGACGCTTATACGTCATTATGTGCTGACTATGGTGTTGTTTGCGGTAGGGTAACAGCAAATAATGGATTAGGTATACCAAACGCAAGAGTTTCCATTTTAGTACCAATATCAGACCAAGACGAGCAAGATCCAGTAATTTCCACACTTTACCCATTCAAACTTAGTAGTGATAAAAATGATGATGGTTATAGATATAACCTATTACCAGCTAGACAACAACATGCTGGGCATACACCAACAGGTACATTCCCAGACCAAAACGATATTCTTAGTAGAGAAGAACAATTAGAAGTTTTTGAAAAATATTACAAGTTCACAGCTAAAACAAACTATGCTGGTGACTATATGATTTGGGGCATACCTTTAGGCGAACAGCAATTACATATTGATGTTGATTTATCAGATATGGGTTGTTTTTCACTTAGACCATATGACTTTATAAGACAAGGTGAAGACGCTAATAAATTTGATAGATTTTTCAAATTCAGATCCGATACCGATTTAGATGGGTTACCACAAATAGTTGCTTTCGATAAAACTATTGATGTTTCTCCTTTTTGGGGAAATATGGATTTGTGTCAAATAGGAATAACCAGGGCAGATTTCGACTTATCTAACTTAGGAATTAAAGTTGATCCAGTATCCTTAATGTTGGTTTCAGCGGTTACAGATTCAGATGGTGACGCAGTTAAAAGAAGTGGTGTTATTAGAAGAAAAAGTGGATATAAATGTAATTTACAAACAAGTGACGGTAAAATACAGGGGGTTAGATTTACTGGTAGGAAAGTTATAGGATCAGATGGTGTAACATTATATCCAGAATTAGAATATTTTAATCCAGGGGTTATTGACGAAGATGGAACAGCAATGGCAACGATGCCAATGAATCTTGATTATGTTTATACAAATGAGTTTGGTGAACAAGAAACAACAAATGACCCTAACAAAGGGGTTGCCACATCAACAATAGCAAGACTTAAATTAGAATTAAGCGGGTCATCAGGAGAAGGCTCAGCAAGAGGCACATCATCTGCAACTTATTTAGTTCCAAATATTAGAGAATTTAATAAGTATAGTACTGGCGGTGCTAGCGAATATAGTGAAGCTATTATTTCATCATATGTTTTTTCAGATGTATTTGAAGATTACATAAATGTACCAGTACCAACTGGTGTAACACTTGAGCCACTAACATCGGCAGAAAAATTACATAAAAAAGAATTGATATTAGGCACAAACAATAATGACATACCTGAAGATTATTTTTATAAATTTATTTACGGAAAAGTATACACACCAACATCCTTTCAAGGATCACATTATGAAGTATCTGCTGTAGAAAATTTATTTGGTTTAACCAGAAGAGACGCATTTTTAGGTATAAAAGAAATTAGACCGAACTCTGAAGATGATTGTACAGGTACAGCAAATTACATACCAACAAACTTTGCATTTAAAAATAGAACTAAATTTGGTCTATTACTATCACAAGTTCTATTATTCTTACAATTTATATTTGCCATCATATTAAATTTTGTTTTTGAATTACTAGGTAGATTTTTTATGACTATTGGTAAGGCATTGTATGCAATATATTTTGGGTGGCCGTTTAACTGGAGACCTTTCGCTAAAATCGGGGAACAATTTCAAGATATCGCACATAGATTACAAGTTAATGGAACTCAAACATTATCATTAACAACGTATCCAGATTGTGAAGAATGTTCTACTGATGATGAATATGCAACATTAGGTGCATCATTATCTAGTACTTATTGTTCTGTTGGTGAAATTACATTTAAGGTTATAGGGATTGGTGCTACGGGAGGTAATGTATTTGTGATACCTTATTCATTTAACACAGATACAAATGAAAACACATCAGCAGTTTTTCCTGGTGGTAGAGCAAGAGACTATGATCCGAACGATTCATTTATGAGTGGAAACACCTTCGCAATCACAGGTAGTACTAACTCTGCTACAAGAACAATTTTAAATAGTTTACATACATATACTATCACACCGATACCAAATGACCCAAATAATTCTAGATTTGTTGCGGAAGCAGTATCGGCAGTTAAAGATAATATACTACCATATTCGCCAGCAAGTGGTGATACATTAACAAAATCTGTTTCATTAAGTGATTTCACTGTTTCATTTAGTACAAATGCTGCGGCTGGGGATAGAATTAAATTTGCAACAAATACTATAAATCAAGGTATTTTAGATTCTTGGGCAACTGGTGAAGGTAACTATGGAACAGCATATGTTACATATTTAGTAAATGTTGTTGGAGAGTATTCAAGTAGAACTGTTAATGGTTTATTTTTCAATCACGGAAGTTGGGCTGAGCTTTCTGGTTTTAACTACGAAGGATATAGTGGAGGTAATAATGGTTCAGGTAATTACGCAGATAGAGGTACATACGTTACACTTAGAATTTATGATAGAAGTAAACCCAAGATAAATCCAGATAGCCCTGCGGCAGTGTTTAATATTGAAGAGGGTTGCTTTAAATATGATAAGGCATATGATGAATCTATATCTCAAGCATATCTTTGGTCAACAGGATCAACATATGGTGATAGATATACACCAGTATATCCACCAGCGTACCCATCTGGTTATGTTGAATCAGCAACAAAACCAAATTCAAGTTATACCATTATGGCTGATATCATTGGTTCTAGTGGTGCAGGTCGTTTGCCTAGACTAGTGATTTGGTCAAAACTTGGAAATACATATTATGATAGAAAAACAAAATCTGGGTATTCAGAAATAAGGGACGGTGTGTTTACTGTTATACCGGTTGTTGAAGGTGGCTCTAAAAATGCATCGATGATACAAGAATGGTATAGAAGAAAAAGGATAGGATTGTTCTTCTGTGGTGGTGTAACAAATTATTCATTCATAGAGAATTGGCTTCACGGATTATTATACTTCTTTAAATTTGACTATAGAATAAAATGGGATGATAAAACAATAAGAGATTTAAATCAAAGAGGTAGTAAGTACCCTAGAGAATTAGTTTTCTTTAATGTTTTAGATGGGAAATTCTATTATAGAAGCACACCTTATAATCCAACAACAAAATTATTTATTGGCCAAAAACCAAATGAACAAAAACCGTACGTTGAGCTTTTACACCCAACAACTTTCTATGATGTTGGTGTTAGAGATGAATTTTTTGATGAGATATGTTTTGATCCGGCGGTGGATCCAACATGCTCAGTAATAAGAGACTTAACTGCGTCATCATATCAAGACCCTGGTAATGTCATAGAACATGTTATTAACTATAGAATGGATGTTTCAGCGGCAAGAACAAATATTGATGATTTCTTCACTAATAGTGGTTACACTTTTAATGGTTACGTAATGGATGGTGATGTTTTACAATTAATATCAATAAATTGTGAAGCTGGCATTGAAGCTTTTGATTTAGATAGTTCACATTATTTTATGTTTAATGGTGAATTCTTAGATCCAGAAGATACAACGTTTATGACATATTTTAAAAATGGATCGTCATGGGGGCCAACACCAATTGATTTTAAATTAGATGTAAATGGAAGTTTTGTTAGATATTGTTTAAATAATAGATTGGGTGATTTTACACAAAAAGTTCCTTTTTATTTATGGAATAAAGGTGCAACTGGATTTGGTTTAAACGATGACCAATTTTGGGACAGAAATGCTATCGGTGTTCAAAAATTACAAAGAATGGTTTCAATATCAGGAACAACTAGTACAACAACAAATTATTTAATGGCTGATGGTGAAGAGGAATATTTAATTAAACCAATGACAAAAACACATGATACGTTTTCTCTTGTTGGTAACTATCCTGATTCATTAGAAAGATTTGAGGCAATAAGATTAACAACACCAACAAGTGCAACAGAATTTGTTGAAGGAGACCTTTGGCTACATGTTTTAACTGGAACCCAGAAAAATCCATTAACTGGAAATATCTATGTTGTAGTTAATGGGGCATGGTCTGCACCAATACCATATGTAAAAGACAATAATGAAACATTTATTTATCAAACAGCATTAAACTATTCTGGAAACAAACAAGTATTATCAACACCATTCCAATTCTATTTCGGATTAAGACCTGGCAGCACGGCTTATGATAAATTTATAAAATATTATGGACCAAAAGGTGCATTCCCATCAACTGAATAATGGAAAAGAAAACAATCATATTACCAGAGTTAAGGTATCATAAGGCCCCAGCTGTTGATCTATCAACAAGAATTGGTTTAGAAACAAGTGAAGAATTGTTAAGGGAAGGTGACCGTTCAATTGTTTTAGATCTTGAAGAACACTTTAGCTACGAAAGGGCACAAAGCAACAAATATAAAATATATGGTAAACTAAGAATGATATTCAGAAACATGTATGAGGGTGATAGTAATTATCAAAATTTAACTGAATATCTTTATTTAAGCGGTGCGGGTGATATTGGAGATAATACAGGATATATTCCATATGATGAATTTGCATTTATAAGAAGAGACACATATAGACAAGATATTAGCATTCCATCTGTTAGTGGATCAACATACGGCACTTATACACCAACATTTTCATTACCAACAAAACCAAGAAATAAACATCAGAATATATCCAATATGGATGCCCCATACCATAACTGGAATCTTTATATGAGTTACGTATACAGTGGTGATACTAATTACCCAATGAAGTATACACTAAGTGGGGCAACCAAAGTAGAAGGTACAAATATTATTACATTTACTAGTGGAAAAGGAATACCATGTAGAGTAGAAACAACAGCAACAAATTATAAATTAATAACACCAGTCCCACATGGAATTGGTGAAGATGAGTTTGTTATAATATCTTCTGTTTCGGCTGTAAGCGGAAAAACATATTCTGTTTCAAGCCTAGGGGATGATAAATACAATTCATCAAAGTATGTAATAAATTTAAATAGACAACAATTTAGTGGTATAACCCTACCAACATTAATCACAATTAAAAGATGTATTAATGATAAAAATATATCAGGAACAACATCAACATATTACGTACATAAACATAAAATATTAACCCCACATACCGATTATATTTTAGATAAAGCCGGATTTGAGGTACCAATATTTGAGGAAGAAAAAAAGATTTTATTTGAAGATAGTGTTGGTAATAATGATGTTTTAGTTGAAAGAAATCGACCAGAGTCTTTATTATATGATTTTAGAAATAGTTTTATTTTAACTGGCCTAACAAATAATCTTGGTTATACACCAACAGAGGTTTATGTAACAGTTTTATTTAAAAATGGCTCAGGTTATTTTGAATATCCACCAAAGGTTGGTTATAGATTTCATTTACACGATAGTTGGATAGATGATCATTTTAGTGGAACAACAACACAAGAAACATCACTTAGTGGTACATCTGTTACTATTAGTGGAATAACTTTTACATCTGGTAGCACAATACCAACTGGAACAATTTTAACTGGTGCATTTGTCGAATACAATCCTTATGAATTAAAAGAAAGAATCATATCTGAAGCGCTTCATAAAATTGTTCACCCAACAACAATTTTTGATCATAGTCAAGATGAAAATGTTACAGGCTTTAGCGGAGCTACAGCAAACAATAAAATGGGGTTATTATATCAACCACACTATAGAGTAAAGCTAAGACAGCTTTCATCATATATTGAAACATTTAATACTAACAATATATTAGATCTTCCAGATAATGCCAGATACTTTCCAGATGAAAGATTATGGAAGTGGAGGGATTTATATGATCATGGGTTTGTTGATGATGAAGGTAATGGCACCGACTTTCCATTTGTAAATGGACAGCATTATGTTAAAACAGATTTTAATTTTTATTTTATAAACGAAAAAGAATTTAATAATAAATCAGATGGATTTAAAGGGTTCGGAAATACAAACATAAATTGTTAAAATGAATATATTGTATAATAGAGATAGTAAATCTTTGGTTTTTAATCCGGAAACAGATTTTAGAATAAATGCTGGTTGGGAAGAAAATTTCCTAGATTATCAGGAAGAAGTTCTTAGATCAATTATTAATCCGGTTGAAAACTATGAAACTGTTAGATATATTCATGAACCTTACGATGTGACAATATCTGGGGTATCGACTAAACAATGTGACATTTGGTATCAGTTTTATTTTTTAAATAATCAAAATCCTAGAGATTATGATAATGGCTTTGACTACGATTTAATTGGTATAAGCCCAAAAGAAAATGCTAAGTTATTAAAACACACCGTTAATAGTTTCTTTAGATTAGAATTTTATACAACAAGAGAAAGAGAAACACAAAAACTTGTTTTTGCTAAAAACCTATCAATACCTCTTGGACAAAAAGTTTTCGACTTAAATTTAAGAGAAGACATTTTTGTACCGGTATTTAATGGTAACAACTACAGAAACACCGAAAATATGTATTTGTTTTGGTTTGGTGATGATAGTGTGTTTAGCGGTCTAACCTTTTACATGACTGCTAGATTTTTTAATGCTGAAGACGGCACAATTACGAGATTTTTAAATAAAGATTTAACAGCAAATAATTCTAGCTTAGTAAATGGTGAAAGAGTGGGTACAACAGCAAATCCTGTTAAGTTTTATGAGATGAATTATAGTAATACTGTGGACGAAATTAATGATGTTTACT